GTTTCACCGTGGTTCTGAAGATCAAGAGTAAAATCAATCTTTTGAAAATTCTTAAAGTTACGATGATCCTTGTAAAGGTCGTAAATCTTTTTCATGTTTGACATGATTCTTCTTAACTCAAGGCGATTAAGCTCTGTTAAATCAGGATTCTTACATGTGTTCCAGAGTTGAATTAGAAAACTGTCAAGTAAATGAAGAATTGTTGAAGTCTTCTTTTCATAATCTTTACCGCCCAGGTATCTAAATTCTAGGTACCCTTTCTCCTGTTTTAAGAAGTTAACACCATAATACTTGGTGTCTGGATATTTAAACTGCATTTTAGAGATGTGATTTTCATCAAAGTTAAACAGCTCATTCTTAGGCAGAACGTACTTGATTGACTTGGCGTAAACAAGATCTCTACGTTCAGGAAAGTGTTTATACACCTGTTCTTCTTTAAAGTCCAAGATGAACTTTAAAGTGTTCATGTGAGTGATAAAGTTTGAACCCACAATCTTTTTGTCAAACGATACATTAAGGTGAATACCCGCTCTATCAGTAGTGTGACCGTTTTCCGAGATCCAATGTAACATCTTAATGATGATCAGTCTGGCATCAGGATACGGCAATGCACCAGTCACCATCTCAATGAGACCGGCACCACCTGACATATCAGGCTCCAACTTAAACACCTTATCGGACGGTTGAAAATCTGAGTGAGCCTTTTCTTCTACCTGAATCTTACGACCCAGATATTCACCGACCATCTCAGCTGTTTTTTCAACACTGTGATTCGAGTAAAACTCAAATTCAATGCCGCAAAATGAATGAAGGAGTATATCCTTGTTTGCTTCGTTTAACATGCAGTAGACACTATCTTACTATTTAAGTTTATATATCTACCGCACCGGGTAGCGGTTTAGACACAAGCTCAGTTACCGAAATAACTGAGCTTGTAACTAAGTAGTAATTAAGTAGTAACTAAGAATTATGCACCGATAACTCTCAAGAATACTTTCTTGGTATCTTCATCAACCTTAGTAACCTCTACTACAATTTCCTGACCCTTTTGGAAAGTGTCTCTCAATACTGTACCTTCTGGGAACTCAGAGATGTGTGCCATACCTACCACTGAACCGTGAACGGCGATGAATAAACCGTAATCTTTAATTGATCTGATGGTAGCGTTTTCAACCAGCGTCGGTAACTTTAAACCTTTAGTGAATTCTTCCCATGAGTTATCAACCTTCATCTCAGACTTTTCCTTTTGAGTCAAGATGATCTTTTCGTTACTGACAATTTCTTTGATTTTGAAGGTAACTTCATCACCAGGATTTACAGTACCATTTTTGTGAGAATTGAATAACTCAGGTGATAGGTCATTAACGTGAATCATACCCGTCAAACATGTATTAAATTCAACGAATACACCGTATTTTGCAGTACCTGTTACGTTACCTTTAATTTCAGAATCGATATTAGCTTGTAGGTTTTCAATTTCTCTAGGAATCATTGCCTGTAAGTATTTTCGGTGAGAAACCACGATTGTACCTCTCTTAGACGAGAATGAATCAGGTACCACGTACATCTGAGCACCGACAATTGAACTAAAGTCATGCAGTTTATTAATACCCGCAAGTGAACCGGGCATAAAACATTGGATACCTTGAACGAGTACAAGGTAACCTCCACCCGGGATCATCTCTTTAATAGTACCTAGGTATGCTGTATCTCCATCGTCAGCTGCTTGTCTAAGTTCTGCAAACACCTTTTGTTTAGTTCCTTCAGTGATAGAAGCAACTGCGTATTCTCTAACGTCAGTTTTATCACTTAAAACTTTTACAGCAACTTCGTCTCCAGGTCTAACGTCTGCAATAACGTCTCTATCTTCTCTTGACAAATCAATGTACAACATTTCACGATAATTAATATCGACTGTTGCCCATTTTTCACTCATCGAGTGGATTCTTCCAACTTCAACAGCACCTACGGTTAATTCAGAGATACCGTCGTCAAATTGAACGGTAGACAATAAATTATACATTTCTTGAGCATAAGGCTCGTGACAGTACACCACGTCTTTGTGGGAACCTGTCTTAATCTTAGTGTTGGGTTTGAGTTTTCGGTTGTAATAAGACTCGTATCTGTCCCAATCAAATTCTCCAGTTGGAGTTAAGAATTCGTCTGTAGATGAATCAAATTCATCAAGGTTGACTTCTACCTCTTCTTTTTCAACTTCAGTTACCTCTACTTTAATTTGTTTTTTGTTAGAGTTTTCTTGAAGTCTTCTTCGCTTTTGAGTACCATTATTGGTACCGTTGTTTTGATTTGTCATTTATGTTTAATTTAAAGGTGTAAAATACTAATTATATAACTCACTTCTTTTTATAGCGGTCGTCTCCCTTGACAATAGCACCTGCAACAGCCCTATCAACTGCTTTTCCAAGCGCTTGCATAAGAGTTAGTGTGAGAGCATGGGATAAATTTGCTACGTTATTAATACCGTCGGCTTTTGCCTTTTCATTCGCGGCTTGAATGTCGGGATTATTGTCTTTGGTTTTCGTCTTTTTAATCGTATCCATGCCGAAGGCAGATGAAATAGCCTTGTACCAATCGAGAGGAGCGTCGCCGTAGATAGGGTTGGCCTTTAGTTGTTCCCTATACAATTTATCTCTGTCAGTGGTCTTTTTAGGATTAGGTTGTGATCCGCCTCCTTTTTGGCCGCCTCCACCGCCTCCACCGCCAGTATTTGCAGCGTTATCGGTGTTCATGTTATTGCCACCGCCGCCATCGGTTGCATTTCCGACTCCCGTGTTGTTTGTATCTTTACCGTCAGCCATCTTAGTTAACTTTTACCTTTGTTGATTTGGTAGGTGGAATCTTAGCAGCAATAACGGGAATTGAAGAAGTCAAATTCGTAGCCGCAGTTGCAGCTGCTGTAGCAGCGGTCCCCAACGGCACTGCAAGCGGAGCAGCACTCAAAATAGGAAGTGAGGCTGCCGCAACACCTGCCGATGCGAGAGCTGTCATGTTTGTTGATAGATTGGTTAGATCAATTGCTAGCTTTTGCAACGTGTTCTTAATTTCGTTAAGGGCATCTTCATTTTTATCACCTAACACGGCAGGTTCTTCTGAACCTCCACCCATTCCAACGAGATGCAATAGATCAGCGGCCTGAAATAGGCCTTCACCGGCTGAACCAATCAACTTAACACCCTCTGATGAGTTCCAATACAGTTGCATTCTCGATGGGTCATAGAAAAGTGAGACCACTCCCATTGCACCATTCGCAGATACCATGTCTGAAACTTCTTGACGTGCCTTAGCCTGAAAGAAATAAACTGGAGTGTATAAGTTTCCGTTATCAAATCTAACAGAAACAATGTCACCTACGGCTGGAACCGCAAATTGACCATGTGAATCATTAGAACCGCAAAGGGCCCATGGAAGATCTTCATCAGGAATTAGATCAAACTTACCAAAAATGCGTATCCTACAACGGCCCTGATTTGATGGATCTTCGTTATTAACGATTTCTCCTAACCAGTGCGAATCTCTTAAATTATCTTGAAAAAGCTCTTTAATAGAGTCCATTATTCGTAGTTGTTTCCAAGGTTAGACTTCGTGTTAGCTGCTTCGTTTAGATTATTTATCATTGGAAATATGGAAGCAATCGAACCCTGTCTTAATGCCGCTCCGACGGTGGCACCTTCAGCTCCGAATATGTTTGTCACAATTGACTGTTTAAAGGAAGTTGCGGCATCTTTTGCAATGGCCTCACTCTGTCCAAATATGTTATCTACAGCTCCTCCTAAACCGCCTGCATAGCTGTCAACTTGATTAATGGCCTGTTGATATGCCTGTTCAAGATCACTACCATATACGTTGACAGGCTTGCTAATAGCGTTTAGTGGATTATTCTCTCTAATAGCACCTGTTAAACTGTCAATTGCACTGTTAGTTATTTGACCAACGTCCTGCGACAATCTATCACCGACACCCTGGATTTTAGTTCTAGCGTCACTATCACTGCTTACGCCTAAATCACCTGTACTTTCTGTCATCAACCCCTGTAAATATGAAGTTGCAGTTTTCTTAATAGTTTCGTAACTAATTTCAATCTTAGGTGAAGGGCTTTCAGGCGCTGCGTTGCTTAATGTTTCAAATGTTTCTTTAGCAGACTTAATATTGAACTCGCAGAAATTAAATTCATACTGAAACAACGGCTTAAAGTCACCTGATATTTCAGCGTTCTTTGTTTCAGATCCAAGCAAACCCTTTTTGAATTCTGTGTTAATGTCTCTAATCTCAGAAACCATAATCCACATTCTAAATCCTCTAATATTCTTTGGTAGAACCTGGGTCCATGCTGCAAAATCATAAACCGAATCCCTATATAAATCCATCAAACCAGAAATTGCAAGATTGATTGATTCATTGCAAGTGATAGTTAGTTTGGCCTCATCACCTCCCCAATAAGGCTCAGTCATGTTATAGTCTAAAACCCTTGTCATTCCATCTAATGAAACCCAATACCATGGCATTTCACGATTAATCAAGAGCATGGTATCAACAAATCTTTCAAGCTTATCGGCTCTTTCAGTTTCTTTATAATGCTCTCTTAGAGTTTTAACGGCAATATCTTTATTAAAAAGAGGAGACGTAGTATCAAATAAAATTGTAAAGCTCAAATACGTAGGATCTTGATAAGGGTTCTTTGAACTCTTACCTAGTAATCCTTTTCTAAATTGTATTTGATTTGTACCAGTTGCCATATCCTATATATTAGTTTCCTGCAGGGGCTGTCATTTTCTCAACAACCTGTTGTCTAACTGGCCATTCTTTTCTAGATAAATGAAGAACCTGATTGATTCCATCTTCACCATTATACTTATATTCGATTCCCATGATAACGTAATATCCAGTTAGAAATTCATCGACTTTAAAAGCTTCCGCTTGATTATCGTCCTCAGTCTTGGTTTGATTCTTACCGGATTCCATCTGTTCTTGCTTCACTTCGAAACCAGCCTCTTCTGCCTTTTCATTTTCAGTATTAGCTACCGCGTTACTAGTGTTAGAGTAATTATAAATGGTAACTGGAATCTTCATGTATCGATACAACGCAGGGTTATTGGTTGACAACTCGACTATTAACTTCATCTTATCTAATTCAACCATATTTTGAACATTATTAATAGATGAATAGGCATAGTTTAAATGAACGTTATCCGCAGAGTGTTGCATTCCAATGTACTTATGCTTGACAATAGTACCATATTCATCTTCCTTTGAAGTTTGATTACCCTTTAAAGGTACTTCGTTGTCTTTAATCGTGGAACTAACTAAGGATTCAACATCAAACTCAAGAAGCTTTCCGCCCTCTTCATTCATATCAAAATACTGCAAGGTTCTCTTGTATCCATTTTCAAGAGCTACCTGAGTTGACATGTTAATTAGGTTATATGAGACAATGTGGGTTGCCGTACCTTCTACATTGTGGTGATTCGTTAAAATTAATTCAGCCTTGTTTTCAGCTGAACCTTCCTTTGGATCTTCTTTTCTTTCATCAAACAGGGTTGCTGAAATAAGTTCATCCATTTCAACTTCTTCTTCAGAATTGAAAACCTTTTGAACGTCAACAAAGTTTACGTAATAATATGGATCAATGGAATAGGTTTGAAAAGTTTCATCTGAAATGTAAGAGTGCAAAACAGTCTTATCTAATAATTCATACTTAGATTGAAATGCCGCAATTCTTACCATTTGATCGTCTGTTGCGTCTACATTAGTCGCAACCCCTAACTTCATATCTTTAGCGATTGAAATGACATGGTCATACGAGTTTCCTAAACCGTAACTTTTGCAACTGTCATTATAAAATTCTGGAATCTTTGCAATTGCTCTTAGTTTGAACATTGCTCCTCCATCTTGTTTTTCAGCAGTAGTAACTGGAAGACCTGAGAATTCTAGAATATGAAAATCCATTCTAATGTCTTTATACGTATCGTTAAAGTCCATTCTGATCTTTAAAGATAACACATCTCCATCCCTAGGAAACTGTGAAACCGTGAATATGTCCCTAGAGTCTTGAAGGGTTGCCGTTATTTCGGGGTATTTACCCAATAACTTCATCGAAAATCTATCAATCTCATTAGGTTGAAATACGTAATCATTCAACTTAATATATGGTTGCATTCCGCCCTGAAAAGCAGAATGGTGATCTCCACCCTCGGATTCAGCTTGATCTGGCATTTTGATGTCTTCAAGCTTAATGGTAGGTTCAGTAATCGTAAGTAAGTGACTATTTAGACCCATTATTCTGTGAAGTTTGTAGGATTAGCACTTCTGATTCCATCAACAATGCTGTAATTGCTATCACCGGTTTTGTGTCTGTTTGGTGGCAAGTTTTCTTTTGAACCGTTATCCAACTGTGCAGACTTTTGTTGTAGAAATTCTAGACGTTTAACATCTTTTTGTGTCATTCTTCTTTGTGAAACAAACTTATCCTTAGCCGAAGAACCTGTCATTCTTGTAGGCTTAATAAACTTAACAAAGTCTGTAGTATAAAGAGGTATTTCGATTTCATCACCAACGTTCATTGAGAAAGGATTTGAAATTCCATTCCACTTTAGAATTAAATCAGTCATTGAATCGTCTTTGTAGTATTTAAGAGCGATTAGATCCGGACGACCCTCTTCCTCCTCAGATACTCTATGATTCTGAAAAACACTAGTGTCTTCTTTGAACACTAGAGTAGGTTCAGTCATAATGGCCTTTTCAGCCGTCACCTTCTTTCTATCTAACGTATTAAACTTCATTACCCTTGTGCCATTTTCTTCATGATGTCGTTAGGACCATCTTTCATATCCCTATTACCGTATGCTGAAACCTCAACACCGCCTTCACCGGCATCAACTCCACCTTTAGGAGCAAGGTATAATCTACCTCTACCGCCGTTGAACATAGATTCAATGTCTGACTTATCTCTTGGTCTAGCATGTTTGAGTTCAACTTCAACTTTTAATTGAGTTGGAAATCCATCGTATGAAAGTTCGCCACTGAACTGAAAGTCAGCTGATGCGCAATACAAATTACCAATAACTGCGATCGGATTAAGTGGGTTACCAACCGTTAAGTGATATTGACCGGTTGCATCACCGGTTAGAAGTGCATTTACAGCTTCACCTCCTTGAGGAGTGTTAAACATTTTCATTAGCGAACCTCCAATAAGGTTATTTCCAAGTTTAGATCCCATTAGACCGTTTTGAGAAATGTCAGATGCAATGTTACCAATACCTTTCATCGCCGATCCCACCAAGCCGCTTAGGAAGCCACCAAAGTCACCGCTTTTGATTTTACTAATATCACCAAACGGTTTGTTGAACTTACCTCCACCTCCTCCGGTGTATCTTACAGCACCTCCCCAGAAGTTACCGTTATTATATGTTAGAACTAAAAGGTTAGCCATTAAATCAAGGAAAGCAACCCTAGGGTTAACTCCCTTAAGTTGTCTTAGGTCATACTCAAATACTAACTTAATATCTTGTGAAAAATCAAGACCTTGACCTCTAACCGCTACCTTTTTAATTACGTTGACAGGACCGAATACGTGATTAGGATAAGTTCCTTTAGTTGCGTCAAATCCACTTTTGGCGTTTGCAGTTTGAACAGCATTCATGCCGTTTGCAGCACCGTAAATTGAGCTAGCAAGACCACTTCCATTAATAAATCCACCTAACTTTCCTCCTCGGGCTCCGCCACCGCCATTAATTTCTTGAAGCTGTGACTCTACCTCAGTCCAAGTAGTGCTAACCTTAAACTTTAAAATGTCTTCAAGCTTGTTGCCCGCTGCTTCGCTCATCCAAGTCACGGCTCTTGCCAAATCCGGTGTAACTTTATCAAATGGTTGACCGCTTGCATCAAGAGACCTAATGTGAAGAATGTCATCTTCAACTGGCATTGGAAATCTTCTTAGGGTTAAAAGGTAATCGTTAGAAATCTTACCATAATACTTAGCAAGGGCAAAGTCTGCGTATTCATACCGATACGCCTTTCCGCCGGTGGCCTTTGTGTATTCAATGATTTTGGTAGCAGTTGGGTTTCTTGACAATACATTTTCTGCATCTGTACCCGCAAATAGAGAGGGTTTATTATAGTACTCTGCTGCTGGAGAATCTGAATGAAATGGAGTTCCTCTCCACTTTAAAAGGGACCAGGCGTTAAACAAAGACCAATAACCCTCTTCCCCTTCAATTGTAAACTTAGTAACTCCAGCTTCTTTCTTCTTATTCTTGCTCTCATCACCTTCAGCTCCCGCAGCTTGTGAAGCTGAATCAACTTCATACTTTTCGGAAGTAATTAAATTTGGACCATACATTGGTTCAAACGAGGCAACTTGAGGAGTGATAGTGTTCTCGTTAATTAGACCAACGGTTGGATTAACAACCGGAGGATTGTTTTTACCCTTACCAGAGAATAAGTTCTTCTTTTCTTTACCTCCTTTAGTTGAAACGTTCTGACCGGCTACTCTATCATATTGTGATTGTGCTTCTCTGGAAACACTATTCCAAAGGCCACTACCCTGATTAGAAACGTTACTTACGTCTTTATTAAAAATCGAGCCTAAAGCGTCGCCAAAACCCATACCCTATTGTCTTATTTTAGGGTATATATCAATCAATGCTATCCAGCTCTTCGAAGGTAGCCCGATGAATAATATCTTGAATCCAATTCTTTTTCTTTGGTTCCCTATCCTTTAAGAATCGTTTTAGAGCCATCTGGAAATCTTCTTTCGTATCAAAGTGATACTGTCCCTTTCTGTAGAAAGTTCTTGTCGACATTTCAAAGATGTCCTTGATTGATTTCTCGATCAAAAAGGATTGAACGGTATTAAACAGTTCAATGACGTCGGCCTCTGATCTAACGCACATCATAGAGTCAACAACTACCGTATATCGATGCCAGTTTTCATCACTAGAGATGTGAGATTCAAATTGATCGCATGTCGTAAAGTCAGATCTCTTAAATTTAAACCATGAGTCTTTACCTTTGAAGTCCTTTTGAAACTTACCCCAAAAAAAGTAGCGTTTTAAGAAGTTAATATCATCATAGAACTTGACGATTTTTAACTGATACTGTGGATTGTATTCATCCATCTTAACGTCATAGATGATACCCCTGACCGGAAATAAGATATTAGGATTTGCCGCTGTGGAAATTAGAGCGTGACAGTATTCTCCTTTAGCAAATAATTTATGCTGAATCATTTGTCAATGAATTTAACAACGTCAAAATTGCTCAATACTCCCTTTCTAGGATAGTCAGTCCTATTAATGATTACAAGCTTAGTACAAAATTTAGAATCTTCGGGTGATAGATCATCAATAACACTAAACAGCCCAGCTGTCGTGTCTGCTGTTAAGTTCTTAAGCATGTAAATTAATCTAAATTCTTTAGCACCTTCTTCAAATGAAGATAACTTAGATTCAAGAAAAGATAAAAGATGAAGGCCGACTACCTTATCATTCGGTGGAGAACCATAAGGATCGGCCTTCATTAACTTATTAACAATATCTAGATAGTTAATGGTGGTCGCCCCTTCTCCGTTCAATCTGATATATTTATTGAACTCGGCTTTGTTGTTACACCAAATACATTCTAGTTTAATTATCATTTCATGGTGGAAAGCGACTCTTTAAGTGAGTTTAATTCTATTTCAATCTCGGAGATTCTTCCTTCCAACTCTTCCTTCGAAGGTTCGAAGCTATCACCCCAGTCGCTAATAATTTTAATTTGATCAACCTGTTTAGAATTGCCAAGTTCAAGACCCATGTCCTCTGATAGCTCATATAGGAGATTCATTTTAGTAAGGACTACGTCACCTGATTCGATGTCATATACAACCTTACTTTCAAATCTTTCACCAGCTGCGTTAATGTTATCATCTGACACGGTCTTAATAATACCGTTATCTGCAATTTCTAAAACGATTTTTTGCATCTTAGTTCATTTCAGCCGCTTCGCGTAGGATGCGTCTTTGTTCTTTCTTTTCTTTTCTACGCTCTTCAAGATCTTTGCTTTTAATAGCTCCAATTCTCCAAGCTTCTAGAAGCAATTCAACTTTAGCAGCTGAATAGCCCATTGACTCATATTGTTCTTTCATCGCAACCTCCTTTTGAGAAAGAAATTCATAAGTTGCCTTTTCATTTCTTTCAACGTTTTGTGCATGAAGCTGTTTACCTTCATTGTAGGTTTTATTATACCATAAAGTACCTACTTCGCTAAAACGTCCGTACATGTTTTTAATACGTAGCATTTTAGCCATTCTTAGTTGCCAGCGGCGTTCTTTTCTATTTGCCATAAATTAAATTAATTTGAGTAATACTCGTTAAGGAAAGTTTCAATATGTTGTTTGACGTAGTCTTGTAGATTATTTATATCGATTTGTTCAAGAGCCACGTCAATAATTTCTTGATTCAAATCTTCTTCCTCCATTCCTTCCGATAACATTGCATAGATTGCAGGGGTAGGAATGTTAATGTTCATGTTTACTGGAATTTGAACAACATTTTTCTTGCTCATCTTTTGAATCATTTTACCCATCACTGAAACTTGTTTAGTTTGAACAGGGGGTTGAATGATTGATGCGTCTGTGCTGCTCGTTACAGTATTGTTAGTTTGATCTTGAACAGGATCAGATTGTGGAGATGTAAATTGCAAAACATCTTGATTGTTTTCAATTTTTATCATGAATTCATTGATCAGGGATGGATTGATTCTTTTACCATTCGTAAAATAAGTCCACTTGGCATCTTTACGATCTTTATCAACGGTCCAGATTTCACCCATGTGATCACCTTTTATCCACTGATAATTAAGCTGTCCCTTTTTAATTACATTATCTTCCATAATAATTGATTCAGATATTATCATATCCTTCTTCGATTCTTTTAATAAAGCTTTCTTTAAGATTTTCAGAACCTTCATAATACTCTTCTAAATAGTCATTTAGTAATTTAATAGATCTACTCGGACCAATTAGAGCATCGGCCTTAAGGTATCTTCTAACAAACGTTGAAGAATCAAGCGTTAAGATCTGTTTTACTAACACATCATATTCTGGTACGTATACTTTATTAAATCCCATCTTCTTGTCTATTTAATCTTATAACATCAACATGTGCTTTGTTTAAAAGCTGCAATCCCTCAATATCCCGATATTCTTCTGAATAAAATACTCTCTTAATACCAGATTGAATAATCAGCTTTGAACATTCAAAGCAAGGAGAAGTAGTTGTATAAAGATCTGCTCCCTCACTTGACATGGTTGACTTAGCAATTTTTGTTAAAGCGTTTGATTCTGCATGTAGAACTTCTCGTTTTGTGGTAGATTCAGTCTTAGTGCAACAATCATCAACACAGATAAATCCACTGTCTTCTAAATCATCTACGATTTCAGGAGAGGTTGAATAGCTTGCGCTGATTTTAATTTCTTGAATGTCTTCACATTGATTATCAAAACCCTTTGGGGTTCCATTATATCCAAATGAAACCAACTGGTTGTCTTTAACAATTACGCATCCAACCTTACGTCTACTTGCGTAACTCAATTTTGCAAATTGGTACGCAACATCCATATAAACTTCATCAATTGATAACCTGGGCATAAAAATAAAGGTCTGAGTATATTATACCCAGACCTCTATTAAAAGTTTATTATGAATTGAATTAAGCTTGCTCTACTTCTTCGCCTTCTGAATCCCATGCTTCCATCATCTCATCGATCTTCTTAGAGTAAGACTCTTTTAGACCATTACATGCAGCTTCATAAGCTTCTTGTGTGATGTCTTCTTTTGATTCTTTTAGGGCATTTGCGGCCATCATTGCCATAAGAGCTGCATTTTCTTTTAAGTAAGATTCGATAGTGTGAGTATCGTGCATATCATTTTCCCAGACTTTAGCTTCAGACTTAACTTTTTCGTAAAGTTCTTTGACCATTTCTTCAACAGTTACTGGTGCTTCAGCCTCCTCAGACTCTTCGCCTTCTTCAGACTCTTCGCCTTCTTCAGACTCTTCCTCTTCAGGAGATTCTTCAGCTTCATGCTCTTCTTCGTCATCAGCGATCTGAGTTTCTACCTCGTCTTCGTTTTCTTCTTCAGACTCAGTAACCTCTTTAGCTCCTTCTTCACCTTCGTCTTCAGGTGCTTCTTGATCGCCTTCTTCTGTTTCTTTGTCGTCCTCTGAGTAAACCTCTTCAGTATCGGCATCCATGTCCTCTACCTCCTCGCCAGCTCCGTTATCTTCGTCGCCTTCTGGTACATCGGCCTCAGGTTGGTCTGCAGTAACTACTTCTTCACCTTCACCCTGTTCTTCAGGTTCACCCATAGCTACGGTGTCCTTTTCGATCTCTTCTGCGCGATCTAAAGATTCAACGTATTCTTCAAATGTTTTAAGTTTTGCCATGATGTGTATGGTTTTATTTTGTTATTATCTATATATCAGATTATTTTAGACTAAGTTTAATCTTATTAAATTGTTCGAATAGCACAATGTATTTCATAGATTCATTTGCTTCTTCTTTTTTAATTTGGTCCATCTTTTTCATAGCCCAATCAACTCCTTCATCTCCACCCCAAATTAACCAGGCAATATAGCCATTGTCTTTCCACGGTTCGTCCTTATGTTCAGGTGCAATGGTTGAGTTTTTTCTATGACGATTGAACTGAGCCATTCTAGAAACTACATCCCTAGAAAGAGCTTCTCCTTTAGCTAGTTGATGGGCTCTCTGCCAACCAACTTCAGTTCCTCCTTTAACCTCATCTCTACCGTGCTTTTCCTTCCAAGCAATTGCTTTTTTAGCGTTTGCCTTGGCAGCTGCAGGATAATCTTTATAAGTATCTGACATTTAATTAGAATAAGGTTTATATATGGTTTCTAGCCACGCTTGTAACTCTTTTGAGTCTTCCAGTTTGAATTCAGACATCACTTCTTTAACAAACGCTTTGAAGTTTTTGGCAGTTTTAGCCATGATGTCAATCTCACCCATTGAACCTTCATTCAAAGATTCAAATGCTCCAGCCAATTCAGCGTCTTTATCTTTGCCCATTACAAACTCTTCAATCTCTTTCTCTAGTGCTTTCTTTCTAGAAGTAAGAGCCTTTAGGGCATTAAGCAATTCTACTTTTTTATCGCCTTCGGCGGCTTTCCACTGGCCAACGACGCTTTGCATATTAGAAGTAACTTCTGTGTAGTCTTTCTGAATCTTGTTGATTGAACGCGCTTCGTCCAATTCAATGTATTCAACAGATTCGCTAACTTCAACAGGCGCTAGAATTGTAGCATCTCTAGCCTCATCGTATTCCATTTTGTACTTTTGGCCGTTGATCACGGTCTTATAATCTTTGTGAGTTTTATCCCACTCTTTCTTAGAGATCATCTTAGCGTTTGACTTAGCTTCATTAACTTTCTTCTTTAGATACTTATTAGGTTCTCTAAGAATGAATTCTTGTGATTCACCGTCAACTCTAGCAATTACATCGCCATTTGATTTGATATCGGTAATTTCAACAGTCTTGTTTCCATCGACGTGTTTCCATTCCCATTTGTCGCCGGCTTTGAATTTAGCTTCATTAACCACTGATTCAGCTAACATCATTTCAAGCTTGTTTCTCTTAGCAATAAGCTTTTGAATCTCATCTTCAATCTTGTTTAGCTTATCGCCATATTCATCGGCAATTGGACCACCTTCAACTTCAGCCTCTTCTTCCATGTCAATTAACATTTGACCTCTATCAGAATAAAGATCTTTTAATTCTTGGCTAATGTACCATAGATCATCTTCAGCTTTTAGTCTCTGCTTACCATAAAGAGGTTTGCGCTTTGGTTTTGCCAATTCAGCTTCGCGCTTCATTTTAGCAGCTCTAAATGCGATTAGAACAGGATCGTTCATACCAGCTTCATTAACCTTGCCTTCAAAGAATTCTTCGTAATCAAAGTCCTGGGCCATAAGCACCAATGCCTTTGCAACTTTGTCAACCATTCTAGGTGGAACTTCTTTATAAGCCATTACAGTTTCCTTAGCATCTTCAATCGACATAGATTGAAGCTCAAACGGCTCGTAATTGTTTAGAAGATCACCGAAAATATCATCTGCCATGTCTTCTTCTTTTTTACCTTCGGTAACTACAGATTCTTTGACACCGTGTTTTTTCAACCACGTAGTCCAATCGCGATCATTCCAACGCAATCTATCCTTTGCTCCCAAATCCCAATAAGAATTGAAAACCTCAAATGAAAGATCCTGATCCCACCCGTGTGTAGATGACATGTGATCCGCAAAATCGGTCTCATCCATAAATTCCATTGAATTGGTTAAAACATCAATGATGTCAGCTAAACCAACCTTTTCATTAAGGACTGACTTATTATCAACCCATTCATTTAGACTAAATACTTTTTTCATGCTAGATTGCATATTTTTTGCTATTGAGTATATATCAAACTAAAAAAGGGTTCCCATAGGGAACCCTTATGACCATCGCAAGGTATTAGTTATTGGGCAGGAGCACCTGTTACGCCACCGGTTGCCGGTTTATCTTCTACTACGTAACGCTTAAGGGTTTCTAATTTACCCTCAGCTGTTGATAACTTATCGATCAACTTATCCATTTCTTCTAGGATTTGTGGGTGTTCTCCAATGCCTGCTGAATTGAGGAGATAGACTTCTAGCGTGGCCAATGCGTCAAGCTTATCAGCTTCGTATCGAGCTATCAAAGCTTTGATTTTCATAGTTGAACTCATATATTATTTCTTAACACTGATATAGATGTTCATCAAGAATGTAATCACAAGAGTTTGATACAATGTGATGTGAGGCCATCCTGCGAAGATATTTACCATCTGCACCAACAAGTATGTCATACCCAATAGGATTAGTAGATACTGTGGATTTCGAAGAATGGTTCCAATTTCATTGATGATTTGAACTGCGCCTTTACCAAGCGACTTAAGGGTAGATAGTAGTTTATCCATCTTTTTTTGTTTAAAGGTTATGGGGTTTATACCAATTCGGTTTGAAATTGTTTCACATACTGGAGTAAAGCCTTTTCTTTAGCTTTAGCTTCTAGTTCGATATCAAGATCGAGACCGTAATCATTAATGCGATCGTAAACATAATCAGCATGTGCACGAATATTAGTTGAAGATTGATCTTCGTAGATCTTTTTACAAGACGAATAATGACATAGTTGCTTAATACCTTTAGGCCACGTGGTAGAAGCAAGCTTAAGGGCTTGTTCTTCGGGCATTGGGTCATTGTAACACCAGTGGTGATGATAGTCAAACGTAACCGGTGTGGCACCTGTCATTTGATGAATGTCAACGAGATCCTGTACAGAATACTGTGCCGCTTTATCGTCGTTCTCAATTACTAATCGCGTTGAAGCACTTTCGGGTAGACGCTTGAAGTTATCGGCGAATCGGCGTTTGGTGGCTTCCTTATCACCATAAGTACCACCGATGTGAATGTTAATGGCAGAAAACGGAGAGCGAGGTAAACACATTAGATCCATGATTTCTCCGTGCTGGCGCAAATCTTTAATAGCCTTAATAACGATAGCTTCGTTGGCAGATGCAATAACATTGAAAGGTCCAGGGTGGAAGGTTAAACGTTGACCTGATTGACGGGCGATTTGACCAGCTTCCTGTAGTAATTCGCAAATCTTATCGTAATTAGGAAGATCTGTCAGTTCATACTCTGACATCCACGGAAACATATCGCTTGACATACGATACAGTTTGATACCTTTGATCTTATTCCATATTAGAATTTCAATCATATCGTTAAGGTTAGCCTCGGCCAATTCAGCAGCACCTGCAATGCCCTTTTGATCGAATGTCTTCTTAATCATCTTGCGACCAACGTACACGTTACGTTGTTCCTTCATGGTCATGTTAATGCAGCAATACCCGTAATCAGTCATTATATTTTATATCGTTTAATTTTGTAATGTTTATCATTCTACGTTCTACGTTAGCAGCTTCTTCGAGTGTGAAGACGTCTGTGTCTAAGAACATCATACCATCCTTGCATGATACATACACTTCGTCATCGATCACGTTGACTCCATCCACCGTGTGAATGGTTGAGTCATCGCTATAAACAATGTGAGACGTGTTTACAATTCGATCGCAACGTTCAAGGATCGTCATTAGTTCCAGTCTTTTTCGTAAGTATACCAGTGATCAGCTCCAGCACAATCTCGCAAAGCATCTTTAACGAGGTGAGTCATAGTTGCGCCTGTGAACATTTCAATTTGAGCGTTGATCCACATTTCAGAAAGTTCTTTGCTATTTTCAAATAGATTCATTGCATAGACACCCAGTGCGTTGTAGATGCGATATGAAATAGTAGAATCATCCTTACACCTGTGACCGTATAGATAATCATTGCTTTGGTCTTGATTGGCCATTTCATAGACTAAATCTTCAAATGAGGTTGTCTTACGATAAACAGATACGTAAGTTTGAATTGCATTTTTGTTTTCTGTGCTAATGACAGATGAGCCATAGCCTGAACCGTTGCATTTGACTTCTGAGAGATTGAATGTAGGATTATTCATATTTGTTAATTGGTTAACTTTACCTAGTAAATATAACTATAAAATCTGAGACTAAAAAATCGGATTGTAACTTTTTTCAGTAATTTTTATCTTGAGTTTTTTTGAATAGTAGTCGATAAAACTTTCTCCAACACCAACCTCATCGATCAACCACTCATTTGGAATGATAGGCTTTCTCTTTTTAGAGTTAATAATGTCGTCAACGTTCACATCATCAAAAACCGCGATTTCAGGTTTAGCGTTTAGCCTTTTGCGATATACAACTACAACTTTCATTCTTCAATAGAATCAAAGAAATTCAACACTGCATCCCAGTTTGGAAACTCAGGCGTACCGAACTGAAGCAATTTACCTTTGAATTCTCCGGCACCATTCTTGGTACGATCGTCAATTAAGAAGTCACCCATTAGAAGATCCTTACGGTGAGAAAGAATTAATCGCTTGTGAGCAAACTTTCCAAGATTACGTTGAACCCAGATACGCTTGTCCATCCATGCTTGAGAATTACTCCAGGGCGCAGTGGATAGAAAGAAGATTTCGTGCTTTTCAGCAAGCTTCTTAACCGCTTCAATCGCACCTTTAATGGGAGGTGGATCAAGGAACAATTGCTTGTCTACGCTGGTTAACATTCCAATTTTTGCCAGGCCCTGTTGACCGTGGCGAGCAACAACGTGGGCCTCTAAATCGACCATCACACCATCAAGATCTATGAAAATAGTTTTACTCATTATGATTAAGGATTATTTAGCTAATATAACAAATTCCAGTGAATCTAGGAAATGTTTTTCAACTTTTTTTACAGCGCCTCCAACAATTTTTCTGGAGACATTAATTGGAACGACCCATACACTTGAATCGTTAGAGTGGATTGGAGTCCAGTGTTCTCCAGACCACTCATAAACTTTAAAGCATTGTGCTTTGTGAACTTTCTTTCGACCCATGATTAGATCTCCTTAGTAAGTTCTTTAATACCATTAAGAGCCATATCCAACGTCAAGTTACCCTGATGATACTGTCGAATCTCATCATGAATGGCAGTCAACACACTGCGCTTTTCAAGCCATTCTGCATTCTTCTTTACAGTGTTACGATAATTCAGTACGGCTCGAGCAGCACAAGAAATGCGCTCATCATGTGACATCAACATAATACGCTCTTTACACTTGTATGTGCGCGATATTCCAGTCGACCATGTATAAGTTTGATCAACCATGCGAGTTGGATTCAACTGATAAATGGTCTCATCAGACAGTTTACCGTTTCTAAGACGTTTACGACCAAAGCTTCGACGAACATAACCATTTTCATAGAGGTTATAGTAAGTCTTAGTTTGTGGATCAAAATAACTGATAGTACCGTTATCAGCTTGTCGTTGTGAAGTTACTTCAACGCACTTAAGTGTTTCTAGTTTGTTCATGATTAAATATAGTAAGATTCTTCGCGATTAAAATTATTGATACGATCTAAGTCAAGACCGGAGTTTCGCCAGCAGAAGCGTTCCATTGGCATACGATGACGTCGTCCATGATCTTTACCATATAGGTTATAAGGTTCTTCAACTGTCACCGAAGTTTCAGAGATCTGGATAATCTTACCAGTGTAATAAAGATTATAAGAGTCATAAACTACCGTATCGCCCATGTTAAAGGTGGAAGTTTGCTTGCCATCTTCGAAGATGGTGATACTCTTGTTACGATCTACTGCTACACTATACTTAGTGGGTTGAGCAGGATAAACTTTACCAAATCGCTTGAAAGACTTGGTGAAGACCGGTTGGATTTTGATTAACTCAATCATTGTTGTTATTAGTTATCTGATTACTTAGTAAATATAACAAATAAATTTGACCCGAGGAAATTATTCTGCACTTTTTTTGAAAAAACTTTCATGAAAGGTTGAAAACCGCTCTTTGGCCGAGAGAAAATCATTAGTTGTTTCATCACTGATGTTTCCTTCTTCCTCTTCAACTATGATTTCAAAGGTGGCAGACATTATAAAGTCAGCCTCATCAATGTCAATCGATTCTATGATTTGTGTGTATTCTTCATAGGGATAGCCAAGTCTATCAGCTATAATATCGTCAAAGAGATAGATGAGGGCATTCAACCCATTTTTAGACTTTTTCATTCTGACACGGTTTGCACATTGGTACATAGTAGTGATCGTCATTCTGTTCTGCTGGAACCCATTTAAAGCTCTTGGTTAAAACCCAATCGAACTCCTTTTTACTGAATTCTTCTACACATTTATGACATAGGGTCTTTCTAACAATCTTCGCCATTTTTCTTATGCTTTTGTTTGCGTGAGTATTTAGACATATCACCGTGATCTTTCTGAACCATCTTTCGACGAATGATCTGAGCCACGTGACGAGCCTTTAAACCGTTAAGTTTACTATGTTCTTCTTCGTTTTTCATTATACTAATTCTGCTTTCTTGGTTTTAATATGCTTACAATCTCCGCGTTGAAAATTAGAGGCCGGGCAAGTACACGACCATTCATTATCGTTAACCGCTACGTCATATACTACACCCGGCTTAGAACCATTAACTTTCCATTCTTTAGATTCAACGCTCTTAATAGGAATTGCATTACGATCTGAATGTCTAACCCATCCAGTTGTGTCAATTTTAATTTGATCCATTGACGTACCATGAGGAACAGGATGCCAGCCTGGACAAACGAAAGTACCACTGATGGTTTCTATTACAGTGAACACTCCACCGTAAGTGTCGTGAGCAGGGAAGGTGTAGGTTTGTTTTTCCATATAGTAAATATAACAAATATCCGCGACCTGGAAAAACTTTTTGAAAACTTTTTACAAATGTTCTTTTAACCACAGGAGTGGCCATTCAGATGCCATAGATCCATATACCTCACTTCTTTCTGGATGCCATTGAACAAGCAAGATCTTAGGACCGTATATAGCTTCAACAATCCCATCCCACGACCACATGATAGGACGTAAAGGTCTCGGTATTTTTAGGCAGTGTTGGTGGTGGCGAGAGTTGACTCGAAAGTGGTTGTGATCTTCGTCCCAAACCTCATGGTAGATACTCTTCTTTCGAGCTACGTTGTTTTCCATGATGAAGTCTCGTGAAGAGCTATGATTATCTTCAACCAATAGATCCTCAACGTCACCGCCGAAGTAAGCATTAACAATCTGCATTCCTCTACATACTCCAAGAATTGGCCATCCATTCTCGAGAGCTTTATGGATTAGAGAGTACTCAAACACATCTCTTTCTGGATTCTTACCAATATCAGCGCCGCCGGCCAAGATCAAAGGACCGTTAAGATCTTCTACGTTACGGAGTATTGTAATACTATGATCAGTCTTCGATAACCACGTGACGTAATAACCTAATTCAGCTTCTGATTTTGGAGGTGCTAAATAAACCACTGCATCAAGTGTTTATAGACGAACATTGTACCCGTCCAAGTTCCAAGAGAAGCTCCAATCACAAAGGCAACGTTTCCCTGTAGATTACCATGAGCCGCGCGCTGAATGTTAACCACTACGAATGACCAATACATTAACGCCGCGGCCAAGACCATAACTCCACCGTCATTAGCGATAAAGACACTTACCACAGCTCCAAGAAAAGATTGGAAATAAGCCATCAACCCAGCTAACAATGTCTTTGACGGCGTTGTAGCGAGCAGATACTTATTAAACCACCTCTTTAGTTTCTTTGCTGATTTTGTCATTAGAAGTTTCGAGCTTCTTCGTAAACTGCCTTAACGACAGGGAAGCGAAGACTAAATTCTCCGTGTTGATTTTGTGTTTCTTCGAAGTATTGAACGGTGATAGTCTTACCGACGATCAATTCAGGGTGAGCGTAATAATGTCGACGTTCTTCAAGCGAGAAGCCACTTCCAACCTTAACTTGACAACCGCGATGTTCAATGAAAACGTGACTCATAACCTCTTCCTCAACTTCCTGGCCGCCAACGATTACTCGGTGAATCTTGTTCTCAACTCCGGTTACTATATACTCTTGGTCTGAAAATGATTTAACCTTTAGGATGTCTTGACTGCGCTTACCTTTATAGGTGTCGTTTTTGCGCAACATTAATCCTTCCCATCCGTTGTTCTTTGCTATTTCGTTCATCGTTTCAAATCCTTCATCGTCATAGATTTGAATTTGCGCAAGGTGTTCAACGATATCGCTGTCAATGAAGTCAAACATTTCAAGTGTATCTGCATCTCGCATCCAGAAGGTGCGGTCGCCGGTTCCATTATGAAACTCATCATGTGTAAGAGTGTCAAATACAAAATACTTAGGAGTACTAATAGTATGGTTCTTGCGTTTAATCTGTTTGATAATACCCTGAAAGTCTTCATTACCTTCTTCGTCGACAAGACAAACTTCACCATCAAGAACCCTATTCCAGAGCATTGGATTCTGTTTGATTTCAATAGCCAATCGACCTAGGGTTTCAAACTCATTTCCTGCACGTGAATAGAACTTTGCATCTCCATTGCGGTCAACAATTCCAATACAACGAACCCCGTCAAGTTTACGACTAACGTACCAAGTATCTTCCCAATCCACCTTCTTCGCGGTCTTCTCATTATAAGCTTCCGCTAATGCAACTGAGAAAGTAGGAATCAAACCAGGTACAATCTTGTTAATCATTTGCGTCGTTGAACGAGTCTTAAGGTTTCGGTCGATGATGGACCAGATGATGTCTTCAAATTGAGGATACTTCCTAACAAATGCATTAACCCTTGCAATAGCATTGTGCCCAGAAATAACACGATCATTAAGATCGTCAAGAAGGTCAAAAAGATTGTAGTAAGTGTCTGCAGAAACCAGGTCGCTGCGCTTTTTACAGTTTTTAGAAGTAACATAGTACTGTTTAAATGGATCATAAGTGTAACGAAGGACTCGCATCACTTCAGTGTCATTCTTATACGCTTCAATAGCGTTAAGTTTATCAACGTTAGAGTTAGACGAGTTCGACAACTCGATGAAAGACTGAAGGTTTTGAAATGTTTCGATCATAATATCTGATTAAGTTAATCTGTTATAGGGTAAATATAATCAATTCCCACGACCTAGAAAAACTTTATGAAAATTAAAATAGGGCCCGCTCTTTCTCTTTCCCAAACTGATAGTGATACGTTAAAGCATCGTGATGTACGATGTTTCGATTGACAATCTCTAAAATTTCAGCAGTTGGATTAGGACCCGCGAGTCTTGCTCTACATTCATTAACATTGTCTTTCATGAACTCAACGCCGTATGTAGTGGATAGAGCTTGTTCAAGTGTACAACCTGAACGTTTCATCTTACGAATGACAACCTCTGAAAGAAATTGACCGTCTCCGCATGAGTTATCTAAGAATGTCTTAGTTGGGTCTGAGAATATTGTAGGATCTTGCTCTTCAAGCTTATCAAGCATTTCTTGAACTAAGGGCGTAGGTGTGAATACTTCAGCAGTCTGTTTAACTCTGAGCTTGTCACGGTCAATACCTGACATGTATTCTCTATTACGAGCATGTTGAATGTATAAATTAAGCATGCTTATGATTCTCAACTGTATTTTTAATTAAATTAATTTCACCTTCAGAAAATTCAAAGAATTCGAAAATAGCTTTGTCTGATTGCATTAAACTAGAATCAATCATGGGTACATATGGATATGCACTATCCAGGTGTTGATCCATATTGTATGTAATAATCAAATACTTAACAAAAAATGTTGAAGTCACATAATATAAAAATGCATTTGCTTTTTCAACTGAATTAAATGGAATACCAGCCTTTAAGTTACCCGCCTTTTTACCGCCTCGTGATTCAGATCTTAAAGGTTTTTTAGAAACAAAATTATTAAGACTATTGATAAAATTATATCGATTTTCAAATTTCCTAGTAATTCCATCAGTAAATGTAGTAGACAAATATCCAGTTCCTCCCATCCAATTCAATGAAACATAGTGCGATTCTTCTACATTATTATTAATTACATCACTAATAAAACTAGATACTTTGTTTTTAATTTTGGTCTCTATTGATTTAATTAAAGTATAAGATCCAATATGGTTAACATCTCGTGGATCATTAACTATATAAGATTCATTTATTTTATCAAATCTATTAAATTCAATTTTAGATGATGTTTTGGTCTTATCAATGTGCGTTATAGCAATAGGATAATAGGTTCCCTTTTCAGTTGGAAAAAGATCTTGAAAATTATAAAAGTCAAATGAAACAAAATGAGTACCGATCTTTTCTTTTAGCTTTGAATCGGTCTTAAAGTTAGAGTTTTCTCGTAAGTGTAACAACCAGTTAGTCGGATGTACAAAAATCATTTTACCATCTTCTTTCAAAAGATCATATCCATTATCTAGGAAATCTAAATGCATACGCTTTTTATATGGAGGATTACCCAAAACTACATCAAAGTGCTTAGCGTATGCTTTCATAATAGTTTTATTTTTATTGAACTTAGATTCAAAGATTGTCTTAAACCCCGATTTAATAAGTTCATTATTTTTGAATGAACTATTATTATACACTGTAATTTGAGATTGTTTCAAACCAATCTTAAGTAATGCTGCGGCAATTTCAACGTTGTACATTACAAGAACTTTACAATTATGGATGTTTTTAATCTTAGACAACTTTTTAATTATTTTTTGTACAGTTGCATCACATGTATAGGTGCCTTGAAGATCATCTGCTATTCCATTAACATAATTAAACTTGCCAAAAATATCAGACATATAATCTTCTACTTTGAATTTTTGATACGTTTTCATTTGCTTTATCTTTTAATTATACTACTAATATACAAAATAAAAATGACCTGGAAAAATCTAAACTAAAACTTTTTGCAATTATTTATGCAATAAGTCCAAAGATGAGATCTACCGTTGACATCTCTTTCAAAAGCATAGCATTCTCTTCGTCTTCAATCTGAGCAATCATTTCATCAAGTGGTTCAGCAGCTGTAGGAATTGAACGTTTCAACTCGTTAAAAGCATCCAATCCTTTTTTTGTAGGAATACCATTGCCGGAACCGCTTGTAATTACATCCTCAGCTGGATTAAAACCAGTACTACGAAGATGATTAATCAAATACATGGTGTGCATTGCGTCTTCTTCATTATCTGTTGAAAGAATTGGAACAATTACCCACGCATATGGTTTGATCATTTGCTTAAGCGACTCTATATTCTTTGGATCAATGATTCCGTCCTCGTGAATAGCTTTGCGATCCATGCCGATTAGACGTGCAGCGCGGCCTAGTGTTTGCATAAACTTACTTTGACCCATACCGCGCAAAAACAATACGCCTGTAATTCCAGGAACATCAATGCCCTCGCTAAGAATGTCATAATGGATAATGATCATTCTAGAGTTTTTGTTTGCACCATCTTCTTTTAATGCTTTTAAGAAATCTTGGCGAGTTACACGAACACCATTAATCCAATTATCTACCTCAATATTTGATGCAACTGCATAAACATTTACACCCATTGCAATAGCCCTTAACATTTCAGGAGATTCAATGAGTTTCTTAATGTCTCCAGTACCGTTTGAAGCTACTAGCATTTTTGGTTGCACCATACCTAATTCATACGCATGTTGCTTAAATGATTCACTAACAATCATACCCAATGAATCGGTAATTGATTGCATAGTATAATCTTTTTTACCTTGGATATTAGTCACAAAGTGCATACGTGGACGTAACATCAAACCCAAATCAATGGCTTCGCGGGGAGTTAAGGTATAGATTGACTTACCATAAATTGATTCGTTATTCATTCCACGGCCATCTGAGTTTCGTGTATGTTTTGCAGTGGCTGTAAAAAAGTATTTACGTTGTGCTGGGCGCTTTGCAATTTCATGAAATTGATTAGATACAAGATACTGTGCTTCGTCATTTATCATGACTGAGATCTTTCCCTTTCGATTATTGATTACATTAAAAAGACGATCTGATGAGTGGTATGTAGATACAAAAATTACAGGTACTCCACGTTTTTTACAACTCTTAAGTTTGTTTTCGATGTCCTCTGTTTTAGTCGTAGATTCTATCAAACTAAAGGGGAAGTTTGAAGGAGAACTCATACGGATTTCATCAAGCTCATCTTGTGAAGGGGCTGCTCCTGAATGGATCATCATGTATTCTGCCTCAACTGAAGTATTGTGCATAAATTTGTAAACTTCAGTCAAAAGCTGGTATGAAAGCATAATTCGGGGTGCATTGATTAAGTGGGCAGAGAATCCTGGATTTTTAGCGATATGATCGGCGATTACAGCTGCGGCCACTACCGTTTTACCAGTACCAGTCGGCATTAGTATTTGGCCAAGTTTATTAGTTTGACACTGATAAAATGCTTCTTTCTGATGAGGATAGAGTTCAATTACGTTGTTCATTTGCTTTATCTTTTAATTATACTACTAATATAACAAAAAAAACTGACATGGTAAAATTTTTATGAAACTTTTTTCAAATTATTTTCTGCAATGATATTATCGACAATATCATTCATAGACTTCCAAAACCCAAGATTACCATCAACATACTGTCGAATTTCATCTCGACCAAATACTTTTACAAAACCACGATATTTGACAGTTTCAGTATACCAGTGAAGTCCCTTTGCGCTAGTAAAAATAAAAAGAGTTGGAGACACTTTATTTCTAATGTAATCTATACGTTCAATTGCACCCCATTTTTCAACAGGCCATGCAGATTCTGCAACAAATGAATCTAATCCATCTTTAGCAGTTAAAAGTTGAGTTGCATCAGACCGATATTTAATTTGAAAAGCACAGTGCTTGAGATCCATATTAATTCCGTATGCATCAACACCATTATCATTACCCTTAATTGGATGGTATTCATGAACTCCTAATGTTGGATTATCTTTGAAATGCTTAAAAAATAATTCTGCAAAAAATTCAAATCCGTCCCCAACGAATTGATCCCGTGGATACCGGTCGATATCTAATTCGGCTTGTTTTCCTAAACGAGAACAAAACGTGCTAAATTTAGTTACGTCCTTAAAAAGACCTTTAAGATCTGCTTTATCATTTTTAAAATGGTGTTCTATTTTCATTTTGTTGTATTGGTTAACTTTATAAGGTTAATATACAACAAAAACTTGACCCGAAAAAACTTTATGTTAAAAATTCTAAAACTTTTTCATGAAGTCCACTCTGTTTGATTCCCTCATAGGAACGAGGGGTCCAAACGAAGTTGGTCAGGCCCGGTTTGTCGTCAGACCCGTCGTTCGCGCTGAACTGTTCTCCTAAGAAACCAACGCTCATGTTCAGATCATCGATCGCAACCCAATGGGTGATTTCAGGATGTTCATCAATCCAATGCTGA